TCGTTAATCTTCCGTTTAACGGATGCTATCTCGCGCTCTAGTTCATCCTCTTCAATGAAGAAACCGAGCTTGCCTGGAATCGGGCGGGTCCTGTTTAAAAAGCTGGTCCCCTGTATTGACTCCAGTTCCTTTAGGTCCTCCATGAGACCGTTGAGCTCAGTGCCGGACCCGTTGGTCATTCTTGCAATGTCAACGCCTGTTTGCGCTGCTGCGTTGCCAATCTCTGCGGCCGCTTGTAGAAACACTTCACCCAGCTTAATTCCGCCGTTTATGAGGTTCTGAATGCCGCTTTCAACTTGAGGATCGTTTAGCGTGTCACGCAGGCTTTTGACTGAGTTTGTAAGGCTCTCGATGTCGCCCTGGGTAACGATGTTGTTCAAGTCGTTTTTAAGGAGCTGCACTTGCGAAGCGAAGCTCTCTGTGGCAGCAGCGACTTCCTTGTTGAGAGCAATGTTGTCCTCGTAGCCTTGCTTACCTGCTACCAGGGCGTCCGTTAGAACTTCAGAGCGTGTGGCCAGCGTACCAAACACAGCAGACGCTCGAACACCAGTGAGGCCAAGTGCTTCCATGGCCACATTGACATCGCCTCCACCCCGCTGGATACGAGTAAGGCCCTTCACAAACTCCTCAAAGACCTTGGTGCTCTTTCCGCCCAAGAAGTCTTCTCTCAGTGCTTCTCCAGTGCGCCCAGTGACCTGCTCGAGAACCTCTAGCTCTCTTCCACCTTCCCGGACCGCAGAGTTGATCTTTTGGAACGCCAGGCCTACTTGCGTGCCCCCTGCTTCCGCTTCAACACCCACCGCAGCCAGGGCAGTACCGATGGACAGTACCTCATCCGCAGTAGTCCCGAACTGTGCTGTTCCCTGAGCGACTCGTGTGGCCGCTCCAGCTATCTCGGATTCTGTGGCGGCAAAGTTGTTGCCGAGTTGCACAATGGAAGCGCCCAAGCGGTCTACTTCGCTAATGCTTGTCCCGGTGACCGTTAGGATACGTGCAAAGGATGTGGCAGCGTCTTCACCTGCGAGGTTACTTGCAATTCCGAGCTTGCCAACTGTTTCTGTGAAGCGAGCAATGTTGTCGGAACCCTTAACGCCAAGCTGGCCTGCACTTTGAGCAAGCGCAAGAAGGTCGGTGCTAGCGACAGGAACGCGGCTGGATATGTCTCGGATACGATCAGCGAGCCCTTCGAGGTCTTTTCCTACGATGCCAGTCGTCTTACTAACACCAACAAGACCTGTCTCAAACTCGCTAATGGCGCGGATGGCTTTCGTGAGAAGCGAGATCCCACCAAATGCAGCAAAGGCAACAGCCACAGCGCTACCAAGTTTCCGCATTGAGCCTGTAGCCCTGTCAGAGGTGCGTGTGAGGTCCCCTGTGGCTCTGTCTGCCCTTTCCCCCTCAGCAGTGAGATCCCTTAGTCGCCTGGAAGCATTTTCAGCCTCCAGGGATTCAATTCGGATTCGTAGGGTTGCTAGATCTTCACTCACTTGTGTTTCTCCAGTAGATACGGTCAAGGGTTCTTAGCAACTCAACTTCCCATATCCTTAGGGTTGTCTGGGTCAACAGAGACCAGTTCTGCATCTCAGTGAACGTGATAGCTTCATCCGTTCTCATTTCCAAATACCAGTTATAAATATAACGGAAGTCCTCTGGAAACTCGGGTTGTGCTTCTAGCTGCTTAGGCTTTTTGCCTACTGTTTTCCAAACCTGTTTCAGGTGCTCTTTGAGTGGGACTTTTGACCCTCTTGGTCTGTTTTGGAGCTTGAGCTCTTCTTGGAGCCAGACGTAGAGGGACTCGACTTTTTTGCAAAGAACTCGGACCTCTTAGCTGCAAACGTGTTCACCCGTTCACGCACCTGAGGGGCCTCTGTAAGGAACATGACTGCCGACTCATGAGTGAGGGGCTCAGGAAAGGACCAATCGACAATCAATGCCGCAATACAGTTGATCTCTTCCTTCGCTATTTCCTCCTCCCGAAGGTCCTCATCCTTGAGAGCAATGAGCTCCATTACCCGCTGTTTCCCTTTCGTCTCCGCCTTGCGAAAACTGTCCGAGTCAACTCCTCGCACTTGCAACCAGTGCTCTGAAGGTGAACCGTCTGGATGGGTGAGGGGAAGTTTAATCCCCTCATTGGCAGTCTGGCGAGTAAAAAACTCTTTCATTGCTTAGTCCTTTGGCCTGTTAAACAGGCGTCCGCTCAATTAGTACGTTGGTGGATTCGGAACTGTCCAGCAGGGCCTGGAAAGGCATTGCTAGAGTGATAGGGCCCTCACCCGATACATCTGGCTGACCGCCAGTGTACTTAATGCGAGGAATGATATACTTCTGCTCATTTCCTGCACCGTCGGGGAGTGTGAATTCAAGGGAGCTTTCAGTCTCGTCAAGGAATTTGTCAACGAGCGACGAATCCTCAAAGTACGCTGTGATCTGGCCCGTGAGGTTTGAGCGACCTACTGATGGGTAAATCGTGTTTTTGCTGCCCACTACAAAGCGTGGCTCAATGCCGTTTGCGAGCGTCATGCTGATCTCAGTTACCACAGCAACAACAGAGCCACCTTCGCTCAGGGTTCCTGTGAAAGAGTCCAGCGGTGAAGTTGTAGAAGCAGGCGGAAACGTGGGCGCGCCCAAGGTCGTGAGATCTTGGGCGGTTGTTTGCGCTTGCCCCACGACAGAGAATGTACCTGTGGCCATAGAGTTGGCTGCGATAGTCAACTGCATGGAGTTAATTTCCACACCCCGGTAGATGTAGAAAGGTTTATCCGCTGTGTCAATATCTGCGAACTGGCGTACAAACGTAAATGACGCACGAGTTGCGCCGGCCTTAACTTGATCGGTACCTGCGATTGGTGTATCTACAGCCCAATCCTCGGACAGCAGTGCTGCCTGTAGGAACTCATCAAACGAACCGTAGCTTAGTTCGAAGTTAATGTCGCCACCTACCTGGTTGGAACCAAGTCGGAAGTCACTGATCTGCCGGTCCGAACGTACTTCTTCGGATTGCAAGCTGTCTTTCGCAAGACCTAGTGTCGTGCCAGTAATGCGCACGAGAGCCAAAGCGGGGTCTGCCGGGGTTGTGCCATATGTCGCTTCTTTGACGGCGTAAAGCGAGTGGCGGCTACCGTTTGCCATAGTCTTATCTCCTATTAACTGCGAGCGGTTCTCGCGTAGTAGTTAATCGTTAAACTGACACGATAGTAGCCACCTACATACCGTCCGGAACTCAAAGAGCAAGATAGAACTTTGACCTCTTGCGTAGTGTACGACAATGATTTGCCAGCTGTAAAGAAAGCAGCAAGTTCGTCAGCCTTTGCAAGCACTGCGCCTGTGCCTTGCCCCTTGGGATAGCTGATGTCCACTTGTATGAATCCGGGGTGGTTGTCCTCTCCCCTGTCACCGAGTGTAGCGGGGGCGCTCTCAGCTCGCATATTATAGATCTGAAGCCATAGCCCGTCAGGGTAGCTATCAAGCTCAGCACCTGGGAAACCACATGGCGTTACAGCGTCGACAGATTTGACAGCAGCCACCACAGCTTTCTCAATGTCAGTATAGTTAGCGGGCACGAGCAACGCTCCTTAGATTTCTCTTGACTATGCGATTCCAGTTCCGGGCGTTTATGCGCACCATGCCACCGGGTGCCTTTAGCGAGAAGCCTCCAGATGTTTTGCCCTCGCCCCCTTCTGCCGGGTTTGGGTATCCGCCAAACTCTACGACCGCTGCATAAGGCAGATTATTAGTGAGAAAGACGTCCTGGTCCCCGTCGGCTCCCATGAGCATAGTATTGATTCGTGAAATAGTCCCTTGCCCGCTTGCATCGCCGGAGCTAGTTGTGTCACCGCTTCCCTGTCCAATGCTAGCGAACCAGTTGTTACGAAGCACGCCTTTATCAACGGGGGTTTCCATAACCACAGCACTGAACAAGTCGAGCGCGGAAAGGCGATACACCTTTGCATACTTTTCCATGGTTCTGCGTTGGAAGCGCTGAAGGTCTGCAGAGAAGCTCATCGTGTCACGTCCAGCATGTAAACGACTGTGATGTCGGCTGGGCGTATAGGCTTCACTTCGGAGAGGGAAAACCAGTTCCCGTCTACCAACACTTCTTCTTCAGGTTGTGGTAGGGAGCTGGCTTGCAGGATAAGTGACTTCCTGGCCGTCCAGGTAGACATAGCATCACCCAGCATATTGGCAGCGACAGCCTGCTCGGCTACAAGCCCGATCACTGTTCGGGAGCTACCCTTGCCACGAGTTAGTGTGGTCTCGTCGTATACCGCAGGTCCGCGAACGCTGTAGCTGGTTCCAAGCTCAACAAGAACTCCGTCTACCTCGGTAGCGATCTCTTGGTAAAAAGCGTCCGACTGTGCCATGCTAGTTCCTCATGACCCCGCCGCCACCCGACGACACCGTGAATTGGCGTGCTAGTCTGTCAGCAAGGGGAAAATCGAGATAGGTGCTTGCAGTTGCGACTCCGAGGTATTCGGTCTCGGTTGTGATAGGTCCGACCACTGTTTTCTTCTTCTTGACCTCCTTTGCGCTGCCAGATGGCGGGGTCGGGTAGAGCGTGCTGTCGACGGACTCTTTCGCATAGAGGGTCACCGCCTTCTTCCAGTCTGTGGGCACGCCCTCAATGAGCCGCCCATAGCGGTCGTACAGCGAGCGGCGCGGGAGCTCCAGGTTCTGCTCCGATATAAGGGGCCTCCCCTTGAGCAAGTGGCCCCAGCGGGCCTCTGCGTACTCCGTAGCTGACATCAGTGCAGCTTCTTTCGCAGCACTATCAGCAGCCCAGGAGGCGCCAAGATAATCGTCAGCGAACGCCTCGTCCACATAGCTTGTGGCAAGTGCAAGTCCTGTTCCATCTTCAACTAGGAAGGTGGGCATCAGCTGTCCTCCTTGCGTGCTTCGCGTGCCTTGCTGTTGAGGTACAACACGGCTCGCAAGTTTCCGGGCCACCCATTAGGGTAAAGCGATGTCCGCTTTCCCTTCTTGTAGGGCTTTGATTTCTTATTGCGAGCCATGCGCATTCCCCTCAGTATTCAGTCTTCGCTGCTGACAGTGCTTCGGCAGCGATCCGACGGCGCTTTGCAGTTTCAACCCGCTGTCTGTTCTGCGAGTTCTGGTAGGCTTTAATATCGTGAGCAGTGGTGCGTCCGGAGTCTTTCTTTGCCTTAGCATCAATGATCTCGTCCATCGCTTTCTGTGCAGCACGCAGGCGGTCGTTCGCCTTGTACACAGCAGCTTGAGCAGCAGTTAGCTCGGCCTGTACTTCGTCCTCTTCCGGTTCGGCGGGCGTCGTATCGTTTTCGGACTCTTCAGATTCCGCTGCTTCTTCATCTGCGCTCTCCCCGCTGCCAGTGCTTTCAGGCTCTTCCTGGACGTCCAAGTTTGGCGTCTTACGGGTGAAGCCCTTTGCGGCGGCAGTGATGTCAGCGCGACTCACAGCAGTACCTACAGCATCTTTGAC